CCGCCTACACGGTTAAGCTAGAAGGCTTACCGTGAGGCAAGGGGTGATCTGTGAAAAATGTCCACTCCACTTTTAGGTAGAAACGCAGTCGTATTGAAGGGAGCGACTGAGATAGGGTATGCTACAGGTATTAGAGCATCGATAGACGTGGACCTCATCAAAGCCTTTAAGCTTGGAAGTGATAAGCCTGCGGTTTTGGAAAGCGGAAACAAAAGCTTCACCGTGAGAATCGACAAGATGTACATCGATTCAACCTATGCGACGGATGTTCTAAACGGAACGAAGGTTGCGATAGACGTTCTACCGGCTGGATCAGGGGCTGGCAAGCCTAAGATAACGCTTACAAACGTCGTTCTAACGGGCTGGGATTTAACAATCGACCAAGACGGCGTAATAATGGAGTCTGTCGAAGGCGAAGCCGACGGCATAACGTTCGGAACACAGAGCTAAATCTACTGATTATCAAGGGGGGCTTTTACATGAGTCTGGAGGATGGAGATTTAGACATGCGTGTAAGGTTTGGCCTCATAGCGTACGGTAGGCTAGGCGACATTCTAAAGCTTCGAATGCGTATTAGAGAGCTTATAGAGCGAGACTGCCAAGACCTGAAAATAGTCTACCATACGATAACAGCCGATAAGATTTGGATTCGTAAGGAGGTTGGAGACCGTGAGCAAGGTTGAAGAGTACGCTAAGAAGCTTCAACAATTCGAAGAGAAGGCTGAAGAAGAGGCTAAACTCTTCAACATAGATGATTTTCTACTCGATGTAGATAAGACGCTTGAGAAAAAGGTTGAAGGAGTCGGGGTTATACGTTATAAGCGTTTAAGTTTCATAGAAGTGATAGAACTTACCGAGAAATACGGCAAGGATCCGAAGAAGTTTTCCACAGCATTGGTTGTTAAAATGCTTTCTAAAGCCGACCCAAGGATAACATTGGAGAAGTTTGAGATGCTTCCTACAAGCATAGCGGTTAAAATCATGAACGCTCTAGCCGATGAGTTGAAGACGGATTTTTTACAAACAGCGAATCAGTGAAAAGATGGGTGAAGAGGAACGATATAGTTCAAGCGGTTTGCACTTTGATGTATTTCTACCATATGCCGTTTTCAGAGGTTAGAAGGCTCACACCGTTTCAACTCTACGTCTTATTGGAATGGCTCTACCAGTTTTTTGAAAGGGGAAAGAGGAGGTTTAAACATATATGAGTGTTTCCGCACAGATTGAAGTCTTAATAAAAGCCATAGATGAGGCTAGCGGACAGTTTAAAAAGATAGCGGATACTGTTGAAGAGACAAGCTCTAAATTTTCAACACTTAAAGACATAGCTAAAACAGCCGCAGGAGTACTGATAGGTGAAGTGGCTCATGACGCTCTAGGAGCTTTAACAAGATCGCTTAACCAGGCTTCCGAGAATTTCACAGACTTAGAGCTTACGCTTACAAGGATAACCGCATCTATGGGGAAGACTGGGGCTGAGGCTAAAGCTCTACGTGATGAATTTCAGAAGATAGTGTCACAGCAAACCGACCTTGGATATTCGGCTGTTGGAGCAGCTCAAGCGTTGGAAAGTCTCGTTAAAGCAGGCTTAGAAGGAGAAGAAGCCGTCAAAGCGTTAAGAGCATCGCTTGAAATGGCTAGGATTGAAAACATAAATACGGCTCAGGCTGCGGATATGCTTACAGCCGTTATGAACCAGTTTAAGCTTTCAGCCGACGACGCCTCAAGAATCGTGGATGTGCTTGTAAACGCTTCAGCAGCTGGAAGAGGAACGGCTTCAGAGTTTGCAGAAGGCTTGAAGTATGTTGGTACAATGGCGAATATGATGGGTTTAAGCTTGGAAGAAACTACAGCTGCGTTAGTTGCTTTAAACAATAGCGGTTTGGAAGCTACAACCGCAGGCAGATACCTTGCGGGTATGCTTAGCGACTTGATTGAGAAAGGTCGAGGTATCATACCGACTTGGGACAACTTCAACAATCTAATCCGTCAAGGAAAAATCTCAATGGAGGATACTATAGCGATTTTCGACAAGCTTGTCCCATCGCTTGGTCTTTCAAAACTCGCATCTGAAGACTTGGAGAAGGCATGGCATGAATTGACAAACGCGGTTGAAGAGGGCAAGATTACGCAGGATCAGATCGCCGAGGCTTTGAAGAAGGCTGGATTCGAGGTTAACAAGCTCGGGTTTGAAATCTACAACGCTGACGGCTCTATGAAAAGCTTGAATGAAATCATCACGCTTCTAACGGCTAAGCTTAACAGCTTCGCCACTCAAGCCGAGAGAGATGCATATATTAATCAGATGTTTGGGGAGCAGAGCCGTAGAGCAGTAGTAATATTAGCCCAACAGTCGGATCAGCTTGTAAATTTAACAAGCAAGCTTGGAGAAACAGGCTCAGCGGCGACGACGGTTAACGAAATCATGAATACAACCGCAGGTAGGCTTGCAAAGGTTAACGCTGAAAGCCAAAACGCATCATTGGGATTCGGAGGCTTAACAGCTCAAGTAAAGGAGGCGTTTGCAGGATTCACAACACTGTTGGGTCCTCTGGCTTCAACAGCTCAAGCTTTAGGTCCAAGTCTTCTTCAGGGGGCTGTAGCAGGTTTAACCGCATCCATACCCATGCTTATTGCAAATCTGGGGGCTTTACATGCTGCTTTTGGAGCCGTTTCAACATTCGTATCAGGCTCTCTTATACCGCTTTTAACAAACCCGCTTACATTGGCGATTCTAGGTGTTATCGCAACGGTTGGACTCTTATATACTGCTTGGCAGAACAACTGGGGTGGGATACGGGATATAACGGATAGGGTTGTTAAATATCTTAGAGATGTTCTCGGCGGCTTCTTCGACTGGGTGAAGGGGATTGTGGATGCGTTTGGAGGATGGATTAAAAGCATTCAAGACTGGTGGAGTGGGCTTGTTGGAAAGGTTAAAGCTGAAACTCCAACATTTAAACCTCCAAGGGAATATATGATGGGTGTTGAAGTGCCAAGTATGCAGACTGGAGGCTTCGTTCCTGAGACAGGCTTATACCTGCTTCACAGAGGCGAGTATGTTGTTCCTCCAAATCAGCCAGCAATGAACGTAACCATAAATCTGAATATAACAGGTGCAAGGGGAATGGATGAAAGAATGCTGGCTGAGGAAGCTGCTAGACAAATCGAGCGTAGGCTTAGAAGCGTCCTTATAGAGAAGACAAGCAGTCAGGCTAAGACGAGCAGGATAAGGTTGTGATAAATTATGTTGCTTAGAGAGTATGTCCGTGAACTGGATAAAGAGCGGTTCATAGTGAATGATACCGCTAGTTATAGAACCTCTGCCGCTACATCTGGATGGGTTACAAAGTGGAGTAAGTCTTTCACCGTTACAGATTCAGATCAGGTTTTGCTCTGGAGCTTTCAATGGGTTCTCTATACAAGCTCAGCCAATGCATCTAAAAACGGGATTCGTGTGAGAGTTGACAATACGATTCTGTGGGAGTTTCTAGCAACTTTTCCAAACGACTATGCAGGTAGAGGAACGCAGACGGAGATGGGTATTGTTAGACTTTCACCTGGAAGTTACACGTTCTATATTGACGTTAGAGTTGACACAGCCATATACTACATCGACATTATGAACGTTAGGCTTGGACTGTTCAAGCTTCACGACTGCTCCTATCAGACAACCTCCGTTTCAGGAGTCTCATGCGGAGCGGGTGCAACCACAACGGTTCTAAGCACGAGCATAACCAAGAAGGCTAAGAGAAAAATACCTCTAGGTTTCACAAAGAAAACGTATACGTTTGAATGCGTAACCGTTGAATCAGACGGAAACGTTGTGGTATTCAAGAATCCAACGGAGTCCAATGACGCTAACGCTCTAAACGTTAGACTTTACGTGAACGGTGTTGAAGTCGGATGGACTAGAAAAGTCAGAGACGCTTTAGGAAGCCTATCGGCAGGCCCAGAATATATCTGCGGTAGGAGAAACGGAGATATTGTAGAGCTTGCCGACTCTGAAGGCTCTATATCGATTGAAGTGAAGGTCTACAATGGATATACAGTTGCAAAAACTGTAAACGTTTACCTTCAAGCCTATTCATCGGTTTGGCTTATGCCTTCAAGCCTAACGGATATGGTTGAACTGGATGTTCCGTTTCAAAGCACAATCTACATAGTCTCAGAGCCTCTGTGGGCAGATCCGACCAAGCAATTCATCCTAGGATACGCTAAAGCCTGGAGCACAGTATTCAACCAAGACAACTATTACAGTGCGTCTGGAACAGGCATATTAACCGTCTCCTACACGTTCGACTTATATCCTTCACGGGGAGTCCCAGGATTCTTAAAATGGTCTGGAGAAGGCGCTTCGATCACGTTTATAGTAGCAGATGTAAGGTGATAATATGATTAAGCTTAAACAGGTTTTCCCTGATAAATTGGTGTTTGAAGTCGAAGGCGAGCTTGTAGAGGCTTCTATGGATGATATTGCTGATAAGATTAAAGCCTATGTTGAGCTTGTTGGAGAACAGCCGGATGAAACTAATTTGAAGAAGATTCTGAAGTCAACTGTGAGGAAGCTCTATCAGAAGAGGAAGTTGAAGATGGAGAAGCCTGATTTCAGCAAATTCATAGATGTTGAATTGGAGGAGGAGAACGGTGGAAAGGAGGGGGCTAAGTGACCGTTACAATAGACGGTAGAAGTTTAAACGTTTCCGCTTTATCCTTACGCATTATTCCAGTTGCATCTGAAACGGATGAAATGGTTGAATCTACGTTTAAACATATAACACGCCCCTTCGGAGCATACAGGCAGTTTGAGATAGAAGGCGTTGAAAGCTTAAACGTAGCATGGTCTGACAGCATTGTAAAATATCTGCAGGAGAAAGCTCAATCCGCTTCAAACGTATACTTAGAAATCATTGAAACCGCATACAGCTTCAGCGGACACGTCTGGATCATAGATATATCTGCAAGCTTCAACAACAAAACAAGACTCTACAGAATTACACTTCAAGAAGTCATGTAGCTTCTTTCTTCATTTTAAAAAATGGGCATCTAGAAAACCTAGAGGAGGCTCTAAATGTTGAGGTTGAAAAATCTTGTTTTCGACGACCCTATCATATTAGAGGAATCTATCCCCGTTTTTCTTCCAACGCTTGAGCTTTCAGCCGTCTACAAGCCTACGCCTGCGTTTTCCCCAAGGATTCTGGAGGTTGAGCGTCAGTTTTCGCTTGGCGAGGTGGCTGAGGAGTTTACGGTTTTCAAAGACTTCAAGCTTGAATTCAACGACGGAGACGTAATATACATCACGGGTGAATCCGGTGGGGGGAAGTCAACGCTTCTAAAAGCCTTCAAAAAGCTCTACGAGCCACAGTGTATAGACTTAAACGAGGTAAAGCCTTCAGACGAAGAGGTTCTAGCGGATTCAATAGGCGATGATCTGAATGAAGCCCTATATTTGCTGAATAATGTAGGCTTAGGGGAGGCTTGGCTGTTTATAAGACGCTACGGTGAACTGTCGGATGGTCAGAAATACCGCTATAGACTTGCGAAAGCAATATACTTGGCTAAGAAGCATAGAGTTAAAGCGTTGATATGTGACGAGTTCTGCTCAACGCTTGACAGAATAACCGCTAAAATAGTCGCATATCTAACTCAGAAAGTCTGTAGGAGATTCGGGCTTACACTTATCGTGGCTACAGCTCATGAAGACTTGCTTGAAGACTTAAACCCGAACATACTGATAGTTAAGCCGTTTCAGAAGCCTCCTAAGGTTAAGCGTTTCCAGCCAAAGCCCAAGCAATGCAGTATAATGGAGAAAATCAGGATAGAGGAGGGCACATTTAGAGACTATTTGCAGCTTGAAGTCTACCATTACAAGGGCTTTAGACCCGCCTTTCCAAAGAAGATATTTAGAGCCATCTATGAGGGTGAAGTCGTCGGAGTAATAGTATACACGATGAGTTTTCTGAATAATCGTGGGCGTGTAGCGGTTTTCGGAAGCGATTTAATGGAGAAGGCTAAACGTGGGGAAATCCTG